TAAAATCACCAGCAGGATCTCCAAATATTTTTAAATCTTTATCTGCACAATGTTTAATAATCTCATGCTTTAATAATTCACTAAACTTAACTGTACCTATATCAAAACAAACTAGTTCATGTAAGATTAACCATCTACCATCTGGTAGCTTCTGTCCAAATACAGCAGAAGGTGTTAGTCCAAAGTCTAATCCAATATATACAGTAGTAGGTGCAAAAGGTATTTCTTCATCTGCTATATGGACATCTTCTCTAAATGATCCATATACAAGTTTACCATCTTCTATAGTTCCTAATTTATTTAAAACGTAAACATCAATCCAACTTTTAGATTTTCCTCTGATAATATTTGGATAGTAATCTGGGGTAACATTTCTGATATTTTCTGCTGTATCATTAAGTACATAACCTTTAATTTTATCATCTTCTTTTTTTTCAACCATTCCTGGAGGCTGTACAAAAAACTTCCAGTTATCTGGTTTAACTAACATTACAGATTCTTCTTGACTCATATGATCTGGAACAGGAACTTCTCCAGACATAATAGACCACCAATGATCTTCATCAGGTGCGTTAGTATCTGCTATTACACCATACCATGATGGTCCACCATCTTTCATAGAAGGATATCTACCTACACGCATTGTACACGCATCTACAATAGATTTAGGAATCTCTCTTGCTTCGTTTATCCATACACCAGTTAATTCTAAAGACAATAGTTTCTTGACATCTTCAGGTCTATCTAGTGCTAAAAAAATAACTTCTAGTTCTACATCACCTACATGAATGTTATGTGTGTAAGGAACTGAGTATGTAAAGTTTCCAAATGATTTTTCTGGAAACCAATCTAACCATGTTTTGATTGTTGTAGTTTTTAACTGTGGGTTAGTATTTCTTATGACTGCCCATCTAGATTTACGTTTACCATCTGGACTAGGTGTTTGTTTTAATGCACGTCTAAATAATTCAATACAGCAGGATACAGATTTACCAGATCCTACTGGACCACGTACACCTCTAAAGAAAGATTCATCCTTCATAAAGGATTTAATAACCTCTCCAGGTGCTTTATAGTTTAATTCTGTCAAGCAATACCATTATCTACAGATCTTTTAATTAGCTTGTAGATAGTTTCTGGTAGTAGAGAATCTATAAATTTATCGGCTTCATGGTCCGAAAATCTTAGATCTTTAGGATAATGTTTGAAATGCTCCTTCTTCACTATCTTACGAAGTCTTTGACGATCCTCGTAAGATAGCTCCTCTGCGTACCGCATATTTAATTAAATATTAATCCTAAAATAATTAAAACAGGAACACAGCATACAAATATCTTTGCATTTCTGTTTAGTTTATTCCATTTTGTTTTTAAATATTCCATGATTACTTCTTCTTCTTACTAGCCATAATCTTTTTCTTCAAAGCAGGTGGG